ATTACCTGGCTCAGGTCCTATTGTCTCAGGTATAAGTGGATCTGGTGCATCTCAAACTGCAACTATCACATCCACATTGTCTAATTTTGCGTCTCAATTGAGAATAGGAGACGTAATAGAATTTTCAAATGCTAACTTAGCACATAAATGTAAAGTTACTGCAGTCACTAATAATTTCACATTTACTATTCAAAAAGTTGAAGCTGGTGCTGGTGCATTAACTAATAGTGCACTTACAAGTCCTATTATAAGAACTCGTCCAGAAATTAAGGAAGCAAATAAAAAGAAACTCTTAACACCACTAGGGTTTGCTGCGGTTAAGAATACAAATAATAACAACACACAAAACCCTGCTGGTTACTATAGAATCAGTGTTAGCACAACTGTTAATGGTAGCGGTGAAGCATCTGCAAACGCAGGAGCAGGATTACTATGGAAGAATGGTGGTGATAATGATGACTTCCAAGTTATCATCACATCAGGAACTGGAGATGGTGATATATTATCATCTGGTAATGGATTTAGTATAAGTGGTACAAGTGCTAATACACAGACTATTGCGTTGACTGGTTTATCTAATGGTGGTGGAAATATAACAATTACTGGAACTGTCTATTCATCTGACAGGTCAGCAAAAGCAAAGACCACAGAACGTATGAAGGTTCTTAAGATTGATGATACAACTGGTAGTGCTGTAAATAATTTAACAACTGTAGCTGGTGGTTTTGGTAGTAGAGTAGACGACTCTAGTATATCTCTTGGTACTGCTGATGTATTTAAAGTCAAAGCAGTATTTGAGTCTAAGAATGGAAGTGATCCAGTAATACCTAATTTCCAATATACAAACTTACTTGGAACTCTTGCTATAGATGATGTAATTGAAGGTGATAGTTCTGGATCTAGAGCAAGAATAGTATCTACTACAAGTAATTACATTTACTATGTACCTGTTGAGGATGACGTATTTACTGCTGGAGAAACAATAACTGCACCTACTGCAACCCTTAAAATTACAGGTAGTGTAGATAGTGGTTCAACAAACATTACTAGTACATATGATCTAGACGATGGACAGAGAGATCAATATTATGATTACTCTAGGATTGTAAGAAAACCAGGTTTTGCTGCACCCACACATAAAATACTTATTATCTTTGATAGATTCCTTACCACTAATGGATCAAGTCCATACACAGTAGATTCATATCCTACATCTGAGTATAAAATTATTCCAAAATATGAGTCTGATAAGTTGAGAGACATGATCGACTACAGACCAATCGTTCCTGAGAAGTTAACAGGAACTGGTAGTCAGGCATCTCCATATACATTAAGTCAAACAAAATTCTTTGACTTTGCAAATAGGGCGTTTACTGGTAACTTAACTGGATTACCTGGCATAGGCGATACTACTATCTTAAGTTTACAATATTACTTACCACGTGTTGATAAGGTATACATGAGTAAAGATAGTGTTATTCAAATAGTTAAAGGTGCACCTAGCACAAGACCTCAAGCACCTGAGGATGTTGAAGACGCCATGTTATTAGCAACTGTACAATACAGTGCATACGTGTTTGATATTGATGAAGATGTAACTATAGAAGAAACAAACTATAAGAGATATACATTTAGAGATATTCAATATCTAGAAGACAGAATTAAAACTCTGGAGTATTACACTCAATTATCTTTACTTGAAAGTGAAACTGCAAGTATGGAGATTAGAGATGTTAGTGGTCTTAGCAGATTTAAAAATGGTTTTATAGTTGATAACTTTGCAAGTCTTGCTACTGCAGATACATTACATCCTGACTATAGAGTATCAACTGATTTTGAACAGGGTTATGTTAGACCAGCACACTACACAACTCAAGTACCTCTTACATACAGTACAGCTTCGCAAAACGTTACACAGACAGATGATATCATAACACTTCCATATACATCTTCTGTATTAATTGACCAACCATATGCATCAGCTGTGGAAAACGTCAACCCATTCAACGTGTTTACATATGTTGGTGACATAGAGTTATATCCAGAATCAGATAATTGGGTAGATACAACATCATTAAATCCTATCCAAGGACCTGTCACAGAGGGTAATTTCTTAACTACAGTTAGAGAATTTAACGCTGATCAGAATGGATTTTCTCCAATACAATGGAACTCTTGGAAAACAACTTGGACAGGAACATCCACAACTCAGAATGTTGGTGCATGGAGAGGTGGCGGTGGTAAAGGTAGACAACAGCAACGTAGAACTGTTACTACAACTGCTACAACAACCACCAAGCAAACTAGAACTGGTATTAGATACAGAGTTACACCTGTAGTTGAACAACAGTCTCTTGGTAGTAGAGTTGTATCTGTTGAGCATATTCAATTTATGCGTTCTAGAAATATTGAATTTACATGTCAGAAACTAAAACCAAGGACAAAGTTCTTTGCATTCTTTGATGGTATTGCATTACCTAAGAAGTTGGTAACACCAAAAATTATGGGTGTTATTAAAGATCCATCTACTGATGCACAGACAAATAATATTCCATTCCAGATTGGTGAAACTGTACATGTTAAAAAAGGAAATGGTAAATTTAGATTCAAGGCAAGAGTATCATCACCTAATGATGTATTCTCAATTAACCCTCTTGATGGTACAGATATCAGTGCTACTGCAGACTATACTTCTAACCTAGCATTTATTAATGTTGATACTAAATCTCTTGCAGATCAAGCAAAAGGAACTTACTACGGATCACCAAAACTAAATGATTACTTAGTTGGTGAGACTAGTGGTGCTGTTGCAAAAGTATCTAATAAAGATATGGTTACTGACAAACAAGGTAATCTTAGAGGTTCATTCTTTATTGATGCACCCAATACTGCGGGTAATCTTAAGTTTAAGACAGGTACAAAACTATTCAGACTTAGTGACTCTGCCTCTAATAGTAAGGTTGTTGGTATATCTGATTCTAACGGTGAGGCAGAATTTGAGTCATCTGGTATATTACAGACTACACAAGAGACAATCATCTCTGTTAGAAATGCTAAGATTACATCTGAGGATCAGTATGATTCCAGAACATTAACTAGTGTTACTGAGACATCTGCAGAAGAGACAAGATGGACTGACCCACTTGCACAAACATTCTTGATTGAAGATTCTAATTTAGAAGGTGGAGTATTCTTAACTAAGATTGACTTATTCTTCCAACAGAAAGATGCTGAGATTCCTGTAGCGATTGATATTAGAACTGTAGAAAATGGTACTCCTACACAAACAGTATTACCATTCTCTAAGGTAGTTAAGCAAGCAGCTGATGTATTTACATCTACTGATGCTTCAGTGCCAACAACATTTACATTCAAAGCACCTGTATTCATTCCATATAGGTCTGAGCATTCTATGGTGGTTACATCTGACTCTAATCAGTTCAAGGTATTCATTTCACTTCTTGGTAAGGATGCGATTGATGCAGCACATCAAGGTGAGAAAATATCTGAGCAACCATATATCGGTGTTCTATTCAAGTCACAAAACGCATCTACTTGGACTCCTTCTCAGTTTGAAGATCTAATGTTTAAGATGTACAGAGCAGAGTTTACACTTCCAACAACAGCAGCACCTAGTAAACTTATACTAGAGAATGCACAGTTAGGAGAACAGAATGGTGGTTATCTAAACCTTGCAACGAATACACTCAAGACTACATCTGGTAGTGATGAGATTAGAGTATTCCACGGTAATCATGGTATGCAATCTGCATTGAACTATGTTAAGGTAACAGGAGTAACTTCAGAGGTAGCAGATACTTCTATCAATATGAGTGGTAATTTTACAACCACTGGAACAACTTTGACAGTTGCAGATGCTTCTCAGTTCCATACAACAATAGGTGGATCTGCTGTTAGTTCATCTAATCTTGGATTTATTAAGATACTTGGAACTGCTGAAGATGGTAGTGGTGATGAAATTCTTGCATACGAAGGAATATCTGGTAATGATATTACTATTAACTCTGCTGGTAGAAACCATAATGGTACATCAGGTTCTGGAACTGGACTAGCACACGCAGACAATGCAGTGGTACAGTGCTACAACTTTGATGGTATACCCCTAACATTGGTTAATACTACACACAATTCTACTACAGGTGGACTTATATCAATTAATAGTCCTCATAGTTATCATCTTAAAATTACAAATAAGACTGCTACTACTGGTATTACTGGTGGTGGATCTAACATAACTGTATCTCAGAACGTTCCATGGGATGCAATTACACCTCAGATCCAGAGTCAATTAGAACCTAAGACCAGTATGGTCACTAGATTATTAGGAACAAGTGGAACATCTTGTGGTCCTTTCCCATCTGGTGCTAGTGCTGAGACATCATTTACAAAAGATACTACTTACATTGACGTTACTGTTGGTGAGGAGAACTACTTTGGTGCTACTAAGGTTGTTGCAAATGAACTAAATGAAATTAATAGAATGAATAGTACAAAGTCATTAACTATGGAGTTGAACCTAAGTTCTGAAGTTTCACACTTATCTCCTGTAGTTGACTTAACTAGATGCTCAGTTATTACACACGCTAACCAATATAACAATATTGAACCTACTACTGGTATCGGTGGAGAGTGTGCAGGAAACTACATCACTAAAGTTGCAAGACTAGAGAAGAGTGCTACTGGACTAAAAGTTATGCTTGCTGCTAATACATTTACACAATCTAAGATAGTTGTTATGTATAAGTTAGTCCCAGTTGGATATACAGGTAACTTAGATGAACTAGAATTTAGATTCTTCAATAGTACAGGTGTACCAGATAACGGTTCTTTAGTTCCACAAAACGATTTGACTACATTTACAGATTATGAGTATTCTATAGAAGACACAGATGAGTTTGATGCTTTCCAAGTCAAGATCAGTTTACTCAGTTACAATCAACCATACATACCTAGAGTTAAAGATTTCAGAGGTATCGCGTTAGCATAATGGAATTAATGCCAGTTGAAGGACATACATCATTGGGCAGAGATCCAGAGTCAAATGCGATTCTAAATACAGATGTTTCTGGGTATGATGCTTATTTAAAAGCAAGAGAGAACGCAAAGAAAAAAGACAAAACTTTGACTGATTTACAGGCAGAAGTTGCGGAACTAAAAGAAATAGTAAAAGGTTTAGTTATAAAAGAGGATAAATAATCAGGAGCTAAATAAATATAGGAAATTCTTTGAACTATGGCTTCTGCTGTATCCAACCTCATAATCTATCAGGGTGCTGATTTTATCACCGATTTCACTATCGAGAATGATAATGGAACTCTGTTCGACTTAACTGGATATTCAGTAGCATGTCAAATAAAGAAGCACTATACTAGTAGTACGTCCACTACTGTGACTGGAGCAATACTGACTCCTGCAACTGCTGGACAGGTTCAATTATCTCTTGGCAACGCTGTCACTACCGCAATGAAGGCGGGGAGATATGTATATGATGTAGTTATTACTTCGACCACTGGGCAAAAGACGCGAGTGTTAGAAGGTTCTGTAAGCGTACTTGAGGGAGTAACACTCTAATGGCAAGACTAAGATTTGGTGATCAATCAATTCCAAAGGTAACACGTGTCGCTGCTGGTGGCGGTGGTGGTTCACTTGGTGGACTGTCTGATGTAGATTTGACAGACACATCTCAAGGTGGATTAGCAAACGGATCAATGCTTGTCTACGATCAAGCACAAACAAAATTTGTAGCAACAAATGTCTTAAGTAACGTGACAATCAATGGAGGTAGCTTCTAATGGCATCAAATATCCTAATTAAAAGGAGTACTGGATCAGTTGCACCAGGTACTATTACGTTCGGTGAACTAGCAGTAACAACAGGTGCTAACGGTACACAAGCAAACGCAGGAGACCGTGTATTTGTCGGAGACAATAACGGTGCTGCTCAGGTTGTAGGTGGTAGATATTTTATGGATATGTTAGATCATGTCCATGGTACACTTACAGCGAGTTCATCTGTCTTAGTAGATAGTAACTCAAAAATAGATCAATGGAATGTTGACGACATTACTCTTAATGCAAATGTCATTACAACATCAACCACTGATGCAGATTTAATTTTCCGTGCCAATGGTACGGGTAAACTCGTCATCGAAGACGGGCAAGAATTAGAATTCGGAACAACTGGTGATGTAGAACTCGTCTTTACAGATGGAGATGCAGCATTAGATATCAAGAGAGCTGCTGGTTCTCCTGATTTACGTATACAGGATGATATGCGTCTGTACTTCGGTACTAATAAAGACGGTGGAATCCGATATGATGAAACAACTCTTGATAAAGTAAGAGTAGATGGTGCTGATTGGGAATACGATAATGGCGTTGCCATTAAAGTTTCTGATGTAACTGCATCTACTTCAAGTACAACTGGTGCCTTCCAAGTCGCTGGTGGAGCGGGTATCGCTGGTAAAGCCTCTGTAGGGTCTCTCCTCGTTGAAGGGGATGCTACAGTAGGAGATGCCTCTGGCGATAATCTGACTGTTAACTCCACTACGGTTTTTGCGAATGGCGTTACCTTCAACGGAACAACAAGTATAAACGCTGATATATCGCAAACAGGACAGTTCACAATCGACAGTCTGAAGATGGATGGCAATGTTATCTCTACTACCTCTGGTACTGAGATGATTCTTGACCCGTTTCCAGCTGGTGGTGACGCTGAAGGTTTAGTTATTATTAAAGGTGACTTACAAATTGATGGTACTACAACAACTGTTAATAGTGCTTCAATGTCTGTTAATGATCCTACTATTGAGTTGGGAGACCCAACATCTGTATTGACCTCTCAAGGCTCTACTGCCTCAGGAGCAACTACAATTGTGGTTGATAAAGTAACTGGAATTGCTGCAGGAGACGCAATCACTGCTGCATCTGGAATACCTAGTTCAACAACAATTTCTAGTATCAATACTGGAACTAAGACTCTTACATTGTCTCAAGCAACCAATGCTATCATTGCATCTGGTACTACATTAACCGTTACTAGATCTAGTAATGATGCATTAGACCGTGGTGTTAAAGTACACTACTACACTGGTGCAGCTGCTAAATTTGGTTTCTTCGGTTATGACCGTACAGGTGGTGCTGATGGAAACGGTGCATGGACATTTATTGAAGATGCAACGGATACAGGAACTGTATTTGGTGTAACAGGTAATCGTGGTACAGTTGTACTAGGAGACCTAGAATTAGATACAGACTTAGAAGTACAGTACGGTGGTACTGGTGTAAGTCAATTTGTTGCAAATGGTATACCTTACGGTAACAATACTGGAGCATTACAAGTAACCTCAGCTGCTAACATGGCATCACCTGGCACAGGTGACGATGCCACAACTTCCTATCAGGTACTAACAGTCACTTCTGGTGGCGTTCCTGTATGGACAAATACCCTCGATGGTGGAACTTTCTGAACTACATGAACATGAACGTACAAATTGTTATTAACACATTACAAAAGAAAATTTCTGAACTGACTTTAACAAATGTGATGCTGGAGGCACAAATCGCTGATTTGCAAACTCAGTTAAATACTATAACCGAACAAAATTCTAATGAGAATGCTTTAGATGGCAACGAGAATCAAGCTAAAGAGATCGAGCACAGCAGCAGCGGCTCCGACGACTTCCACACTCCTTGATGGTGAAGTTGCGGTAAACACCGCTGATAAAAAGATCTACGTCAGAGACGGCTCTAATATAGTCGAGGTAGCAAACGCTGAACCTGCAACTGGTGAAATCACCACTGCGATGCTTAATGCTGACATCACGAATGGTCAGGGTAATACTTATTATGTCGCATCAGTAGGATCAGATAATGATTTGCTAGGTCATGGTAGTGCTAATGGTAAACATCCAGACACTCCATTCCTTACAATAACAAAGGCACTTACCAAAGCAACATCTGGTGACTGCATCATGATTGCACCAGGTGAATTCCAAGAAGTATTTCCACTAACAATTCCTGATGGTGTTACAGTACGTGGTACAAACTTACGTGCGACAAAGATAAAACCAACGAATGCAACGCAGAGCAATAACGCAATAGTTCTAAATGGTGATTGTCAAGTATCTGATTTGACAATTAAAGATTTTTTATATGATAGTAGTGGTGATACTGGGTACGGTTTTGTATTAGGAACATCAGTAGATTCAACTACAAGTCCTTATGTTGAGAGAGTTACAGTAACAACTAAAGGTAGTGTAGTATCTGGTTCAGATCCTTATGGATTTGCACAAGGAGATGCAGGACGTGGTGCTAAGCTTGATGGTGCCAACATATCTTCATCCTCACAACATGCTTCTGTACTATTCAACGAATGTACATTTATTACACCTGGTAATATTGGTTTAATTGCAACTAATGGTATTAGAGTCGAGTGGTTAAATTGCTTCAACTATTTTGCATCTATTGGTGTACAAGGTATTCAAGGTGCTACAGGTAAATATGGCACAGGACAAACAAGATTAAAATTAGGTGGTACTGCTGGTACATTCAACACAAGTGAAGTTGCATACCAGTTGGAAGATGGATTCCAGTCAGGAACATATACAAGATCTGGAACCACTGTTACTTTAACAAGAACAGCACATGGTCTAGTATCTAATGATTATATCTACGCAGACTTTATTAGTGGTGGTGCTACAGATGGATTCTACCAAGTAACTAAAGTAGATAATAATACCGTAACCTTTACATCAGGTTCTGGTACTATATCTTCTAGTAATGTAACTTATAAGAAGGCAGTTGGTCGTGGTGTTGTTGCATCTAATGATGGAACTTACATCTATATCAATGGTAAAGGAACTGGTGAATTTGTAACTACAACAAAACCAGCAAAGATATTAAGTAGATTTGGTGATACACAAATTGACACTGCACAGAGTAAGTTCAGTGGTGGATCAATACTATTTGACGGTACTCAGGATAACTTACAAGTTCCTGCTGATGGTGACTTTGGATTTGGTACTGCTAACTGGACTCTAGAAGCGTTTATACGCCCTACTAGTGTTTCTGGTATACAACGTATCTTTGACCTAAGAAACGCCTCTGCGACGGACACAGCACCCACTGTGTATATGAATGGAACTACATTACATTATGCAGTAGGTAACTCATCTCAAATTTCTGGTGGAACTCTTGCAATCAATACTTGGTATCATGTTGCTGTTTCTAGAAGTGCTGGAACAACAAGACTATTCTTAGATGGAACAGAATTAGGTTCTAGTTACACTGACACTAATGACTATGGTTCATCAAAACCTGTAGTCGTCGGTTCTAACTATGACACATCATCTCCTACAGAAGCATTTGCAGGAAATATTGATGAAATAAGAATTAAGAAAGCACAAGGTTCATACTCTGGTAACTTTACACCTACAACTGGAGAGTTCTCATCAGACCTCTTTACTGTATTATTACTACATGGTGGTGGTAATGATGCAACTACAACATTCACTGACAGTTCTGGTGGAACTTCAGATATCAGATCAAGCGGTGGTGATTCTGCTACTGTCGTAACAACTGCTGACTATGCTCAGTTTGGTGCTGAATTACGTTCAGCTGCATCTGCATGTGTATACGGTACTAAAGGTGTACAGGCAGACGGTGCTGGTGTAAAACTTATTCTTTCTGGACATAACTTTGGTTATGTTGGTTCTGGTGCTGACTATACCAATGACCCCTCACTTGCTATTCAAGCAAATGAAGTAGAAGAACTTAATAGTGGTAAAGTATTATATTCATCTACAGACCACGAAGGTGACTTTAGAGTTGGTGATGCACTTACAGTTGATGCCTCTACTGGTAACGTACAGTTTGCTGCAACATCTTCAGCTCAGTCAGCTGCCAATATTACTTTAAGTGACTCAACTGGTACTACAAACATATATCCTGCATACGTTGAAACAGGTAACTTACGACTAGCGGGTAACAGTGTTACATCCACATCAGGTAAGATAATCCTCGACCCTGCTGGAGATGAAGACATAACTTTGAATGGTCAGGTTATTGCTCCAGAAAATATTTACTTTGCTTCTAATAGATTAGCATCTATCATCGGTACTGGTAACTCTTCTTGTGCGTTTACTGTTGGTTCTTACACACAAGCGGGTTTCTCCTCTTATGGTATTTTCTCCAACAAAAATTTTGCTATCAACAAAAAGGCATTAAACCTTACAACTGGACTTACCATTTCTAATGAAGGTACAGGATACGATGCAGGACAATATCAAGCACCTTTACTATCAAACCCAGATCAAGTTGCCACAGCAACTGCAACCCTAGCAACCAATGGTTCTATTGGAGACATCACTGTTAGCAGTGGAGGTAATGGACTATACCAGCAAACTCCTGATATATCAGCAAACTTAACTCCTGTAAGTGGTAGTATAAGTTTTTTAGTTAGTCTTAGCACAGCTGCACGAGTTGCTCAGATTGCAATTACAAGTGGTGGTTCAGGATATACTTCACCTAACCTAACATTATCTGCTCCTCCAACAAATGCATTTGATGCGAACTCTGCTATATCTACATCTGGAAATACAATCACATTTACATCAAGTTGGGTTAATAATGGTGATCAAGTAACTTATGATAATAATGGTAACTCAGACTTAAATGGATTGAGTAATGGAACTTCTTATTATGTTGTAAATGCAGATACAGTCAACAACACTATCCAGTTGTCAGCAACTTCTGGTGGATCTCCAATATCATTGACTGCTGCTGCAACTCCAAATGAATTACACAACTTTCAAGGTATAACTGCTACTGCTACTGCAACGGTTTCTGCAGGAGCAATTTCAGCAATCACGATTAATAATGCGGGATCTGGATATGTAACTGGTGCTGCACCATCTCTTACTATCAGTGAAACAGGTGCAGGAATTACAGACGCATCTCTTACTGTTAATCTTGGATCTCAAGTTGCAACTGTATCCACAACTGGAAACGCAGTCTACACTACTACACCAACTTTAACTGTCACTGCAAATACTAACGATCCAACTGGTTCTGGAGCAACATTGTCAGTTGCAAACATGACTTACCAAGTCGCTAGTCTTACTTTGAATGGTGGTGGTTATGGATACTCAGAGATTCCATTAGTATCATTCGTAGGAACTAGTCAAACTACTGCTATTGCATCTGCTATTTTAGACACAGAATTAGGTCAAGTATCAGGATTAACTTTAACTTCTGGAGGTGACGGATATACATCAGCACCAACAGTTCTAATCAATGGTGGTTCTGGATCTGGAGCACAAGCAAGTATTACTGTATTACCTTTTGGTGGTAATATTTTATCTGGTGGTTCTGGATATGCTGTAGGAACTTATCAAAACGTAAGTCTAACTGGTGGAGATGGAACTGGTGCTACTGCAACCCTAACTGTAGCTGGACTAACAGGAACTATCAGCAATGCTGGTACTGGTGGTACTGAATCTTCATATCAACAAATTGACATATATGCAAATGCTCCTGCTGCAACTTACACAGTAACTGTTGCGAACCGTGGATTATTTGAGTTCGTAGCGGGGGGTGGATTTACAGGAACTGTAAACGTAGGTAATACAGCAACTGGTGGAACCTCTGGTGCTACTGCAACTGTCTCATATGTTGATTCTGGCAGTAACTTTGCTTACTATGATCTAGCAACAATTGCTAACGGACCTTTCCAACAAGGTGAGACTGTAACCTTTACATCAGGCGGTAGTGGAGTTTTAGATACAGCACCTATTGAGACATACAGATATTTTATAGACACAGGATCTGGTGCAGTTGAAGCACCTAATTTAACCATGGTTAGAGGTAACACATATCGTTTTGATATGTCTGACACCACTAATACTAACCATCCATTATCATTAGATGGAACATCATTAGCAGATACCGTAAACTTTGGTGTTAGAACTTATGGTTCACCTGGTACTGCTGGATCTTTTGTTGATTTTGTAATCAAACAAAACGCAACTCCAAGCACAAATACAGTTTTCTATACTTGTACTCAACATGGACAATCTATGTCTGAGAGTTCTTTCATCGCAATTACAACTGGAACTGCAGGAGTTTATGGTGATGGTGGTCAGATAGATGTTACTGTTGGTGCTAGTGGTGCAGTTACTGCTGTTGCATTCTCAACAGGTGGACAAGGAACTGGTTGGAAAGCAGGAGACGTTGTTAGAGTTGCTAGCCCATCTTTAATTGGTAACACAAATAACTTCACATATACTATTAACTCTAATGATACAAGCATTAGTTCATTAACTGATATCGTATCATCAGGTTCTGGTTACAACATAGGAAATGTTCTTAGTTGTGATGATGCTGATGTTGGAGCTGGTGGTGGATCAGGATTCCAATTCACTGTTACTAAAGTTGGATATGCAAGTTCTGTTGTATTATCAGATGGTGGTAACGCATTCTTTACAGGTCAAACAGTTGTATTTGACACCACAAACTTTGCTGGTTTGGGTGATAATGGATCTAACTTTGCACTGACAGCTGCAACTATTGATACTAGTGAAGTTACAACAATTGCTTCATCTGGTGCTCTTAAATCTGCAGAGTATAATATATCAGCTTCTGGTATATTAACAATGGGTTCTACTGGAAATACCAGTACAGTATCTAATGACGCAATAACCACTGGTACTATAGCAACCAGAGGAGACATCACAGCTCAAGCAGCAGTAAGTATAGGAACAACTCTTGGTGTTAATGGGATATCAACACTTACAGGAAACCTAGTTGCTAATGGCACAGATAACTTTGTTGATAATGCTAAATTAAAAATACAAGCAGGAACTGCTGCTGCCCCAGCTATTCAACTAGCTGCGGATACTGGAAGTGGTTTCTATAGATCTGCTGCTAATGAGTTAAGTTACTCTGGTGCAGGAGTGCAGAAAATCAAGATGAGTGACACTGTACTTGAGACTGCAAATAATTTAATAGTCGATTCTGTGCTTGGTGCAGCAAATCCATACTTTAAAGTTGATCCTACTGCTGAGACAACAACCATTGGTACAGTACAATCTGGATTACAAATTAATAATGCTGCTGAGATAACTGCTGCTGGTATAGATGCAAATATTCCTGTTACCATTACTCCAAAAGGAACTGGAAATCTTATCCTTAAAGGTGGTACAGACGTACAATTTGAAGTTAATGACGGTACTACAGCACAGTTTACTATAGACTCTATTACTGGTGATACCGATATCAAAGGTAATTTGAAAGTTGATACTGCATTAGAGATAAAGAGATCTACAATCAATAACGCTGATATTGGTGGAACTGCATCATTCGGTGAACTTGTAGCATGTACTGTTACTGGAACTGGATCTGGATATACTGATGGTAGTTACAATGCGGTTACATCTACTGGAACATCTGGACTTGGAACTGGAGCAACATTTACAGTTGTCGTTTCTGGAGGTGCAATTACATCGGTAACTCCAACAGCAGCAACAAGAGGTTACAACTATTACATTGGTGATAATATAACTTTAAATCCTACAACCATAGGTTCTGGAACTGGAAACACAGTTACTGTAAGTGATACACAAGGTCAAGGTCTTGTATTGAAACCTGGTGGTGGTAAGAGTGTTTGGGTAAACAGTACAGGTGCATTTGTAATTCCATCTGGTACAACAAACCAAAGACCTGGCACTTCAGATAGATTAGCTGGTGCAATTAGATTTAACTCTACACAGTTACAGTTTGAAGGTTTCAATGGAAACGACTTTGTTTCTCTTGGTGGTGTTCGTGACGTTGACCAAGATACTTACATCTTAACTGAGGTATCACCTAGTTCTGATGAAGACACATTTGAGTTCTATGCAGCTGGTGTTAATTGTTTATCACTTGATAAAGATAAATTTGTTCTTAAGAACGCAAAACAATTTGACGTACCTGGCACAGCAATCTTTAACGGAACTTCAGCTGGTGACCCATTCTCAGTTACATTTTCTGGTGCTAATATAGCATCCTTTAGATCAAAGAAAGATTTTGAAATTTCTAATGGATTAAGATTTAGAGGAGTTCCTACACAAGGTACAATATCCGCTATTGGAACTGAGACAGCAAGCACTGGTGCTTATGGTGTATCTCAATCATATAGTGGTGTGGTATCAGTAGCTCAGTTTGAAGGTACAGGAGCAACATTCAATGTTACAACTAATGGTAGTGGAAATATAGATCAGATAAACATTGCAACTGGTGGTGATTTCTATGAAGCTCAAGAAGTTATAACAATAACTGGTGATCTACTTGGTGGTGCTACTCCCGCAAATGATGTAACATTCCCAGTTACAACTCTATCAAATACTAAATCACCATTTGCTCGTACTGATGTAATTCAACAAGACTTTGTTACAAGACTAGATTCTAAAGCATTCATATCTTTAGATGCAAATGGATCTGAGTGTGCATGGAAAATTAACAGAGGTTGGAATGGTGGAACAACATCATATCTAACTGTCTTTGATTCTACAGGTGATTTTGTCGAACTAGATGACTGTAGAGTAGAAGGTGGACAATTAACATCTTTTACTGCTAACGCAGCGATAACACAATTTGATAAGACATCATATAAGGGTGCTAAGACATTAATTACCATTGAAAGTAACGATGGTAAAGTTCACATGTTAGAAGTCACAACTATATGTGCTGCAGCAGGAACCACTGCACACGCCACAGTTACAAACTCAGTAACATCAGATAATGACCTTGTAGATGCAACTATTGCTGTTGCTGGTAGCAACGTTAACATCTCACTAGCAAAATCTAGTGCTGCTAGTTCATCAACATCCTTTACTGGTAGATTCACAACTACAAAAGTTAAGGTATAAATAAACCATAGGTAATCGTAAACCATGTCAATTAAGAATTTTTCATCAATAGGGGGATACTCAGTTGCTGCAACTGAAGTATTAAATACTTCTAGAGCTCTGAAAAATATTTCTGCGATGCATATGGTCAGTGCTCACTTCACTGATGCAAACAAAGACATCTTTATTCTTAAGAGACAGACAGATGCATCTAATAATACGATGCAATTATCTTTGGATGGTAATACACCCATAACAACAAATACTCCTCCACTAGCAAATGATTCTGTTTCTTTTGCAAAAGCAACTGTATTTGGACAAGAGACTACCACAAACACTTATGTGTACGCAGCAAAATTTGATCTTATCATTACAACAAACTCTAGCGGAGTTCCAACTGTAGCTGTTACTGATGAAACAGTCATAAGAAACAATCCGCCAGGTCAAGAAACATGGAACGTAGTGCCAGCAGCGATTCAAATCGGTTCAGCACCTTATTTTACATTCCAAGTATCAAGTGTGACATCCAGCTCTACAGTGAAATGGGTTGGTAATCTAGATATAACAGTCGTATCATAACTCCTATAGGAACAAAATGAGTTTAAAGTTTAATGTAGACCAGCAAAGGATTGAAGCCTCTGGTTCAAAAGCGACAGGAAATTGGACGAATGCCACATACAGTCGAAGTGCGGCTGGTGTGGGAAATATTGTTTCGGTTGCTCACGGATTTATAGGACAAGAAACTTTATATCTTGACTTCACATCTGGTGGAGAAGTAGACGGACAGTATACAGTAACGAAAGTAGATGACGATAATTTAAGTTTTACAGGTTCAAATGCAAGCATCATCACAGCGGGTGCTGGCGTATCATATAAAAGAGTAAGATCCTTAAGTATACAAGGAGACACATCCATTGAAATGTCAGTGGGTCAAGGTGCATTAGAGAAAGACGCAATATTCATAAACAAAAACGCACAGGAAAACATTCGTGTTGGTGTTAATACTCAAGATCCTCAGTATGAACTTGATGTAGAAGGTCAGATTAGAACGACTCGTTCTATCATTTCTGATACTGCACAGGTTACAAACCTTGATATCAGTACTATTATCAACCCTGCGTTGAATCTTCGTGCTCCAAACTTAGTTAACTTTGAAGATACAGATGTAACAAGTCCTACTTTTGGAACTACATTTTTCCCAACTGCTGATACACCTCCTCTAAGTGATCAGTCTAGAAG